AGTTAATTCTTTAGGTTTGACCCAAGGTTTTCTCATTAGTCCAGCCATAATCTATGCTCGCTTGTTACTCGCCCCTTTTCAGGGTCAATAAAGTGTAAGCGTTGAGAAGGAACACCATTGCTGGCAAGTAAATCTCTTGCGTAGCGATTACCTGATTCAACTGCGCCACTCATAAAAACACTTCCCTCGCCGTTAGCCATATTCCAACTTTGGTGTTGGTGATAGTGACCAATATAGAGATCGCGGAAGTCAAAACCCTTGGTGATCTTATCTACCTCATCAAAGAACTTATACGCACCTGATTTCCAACGATCAGCAAAGCGAACGATTGTAGATGCAGTACCCCAACGAATTTCGTCACCGTGAATAAGGAGAGCCTTGTAATTTTTTATTGTGACACGCTGTATGTCCTCTTTAGTCATCTGCCAAGTCAAACGCTTCTCATCTTTCAGAGCTTGACCTGCAAACATAAATGCCAACTTATCCCAGTTAATATCTTTAGGTAGTTCGCCAAACTTTCCGATTCTTCCGTGATTGCCCGGCTCGCAGATAATTGTAACTTTCTCAAAGTTAGCCAAGAGTGTGCGGGTTATCTCAATCATAATTCGAGAAGCATCTACAAACTGACTCATAACATCTGAATCAACTTCATAGACTTGGCTTGGGAATATTGTTGTGTTCTCAATATGATCTCCACCAAACATCACAACAACTTCTTTTACAGGGTGATCTGCGCGTTGGATGTTAGTGAGCAAAATTGTTTTCTCAATAGATTGCTTGACTAGGCGTTCGCACTCTTTACTGTCGTATGTCAAAGTGTGCTTGCCTAATTGCCAGTCGGTTGAGTGCAATAGCGCAACCTCAGCCTTCTTTGTGCGAGTGTCTTTTACAGGTGTAGGAACGGCGGGTAGTGGGCCAGCCGAAAGCATTGCATCGTGAGCCGCTTGAACTACGGCAGCAGTAAAGTCATCGCGGTTCTTCTTGACCTTAGCCAGTTGCCTTTGTGCGTTCAGTAAAGCATTACGCAGTTCAACTACCTGCGGATCAGTTTCTTTTAGTTTATCTTCAAGACTCATCTATGCCTACAATCTTTCTGCCAAGTTGGGTATAACCTTCTTTGTCGTTCCAAGAGTCCTCATGAAAAGGGTTTTTAGTGATGCGAATAGATTTCAGCGCATCCATCATCAGCGCAACTTCGTGTGGAGCTATATCTTCATCCATGCCAAGAAGCGCGCTCCATATTCTGCCAACGCGCGTAAATTCCGTATAAGCGTCACCGTAATCTTTTTGCCTTTGGGCAAGAATGTCATTTACTCTTTTGGACATCGGCAACCCCCTTTTATATGTAAATACAAAGAATTCGTGCTTATTTTGTAACCCTCTGATTTAAGAACATTGAAGATCGTGTTTGCGGGTACGCCGTTTTGCTGAGCCTTTTCTATGGCTTCTCTATCTTTTTCATTAAGTGACTTAAGAATTTTCCCCATGCTACAAAGTGGAATATTTTCAGTCATTGCTTGATTGAGTAGATCAGCTATCGCCATTGGTTGCCTCCCTTTTGTGGGGAAGCCTAACTTAAATCTGTGGACAAGTGTTTAAGGCGCGCCGTAAGCAAAAACCCCCGCTTTTTAAGGCGAGGGTTTTTTAGGCTTAAATATCACTCGAAGCCTAGCTTGCTACCTAGTTTGTTGGTATCTGACCAACAGGGTTACCTTACAACGCGGGTTCTGAAACTTGCCTCATTTGCGCGCGTTTCGCAGCCCTAATTTTTAATTTAGCGGGAGAATAACCACCAATAGTGCGCCCAGTCTTTTTATTAGTCTTGGGATGCTTTTTAGAAGCCTTACCATTTGGGCGATTGTCATTGCGCTCGCCTCTACTTTTGTTCTTAGCCATTAGCGGATTCTATTCGATGTTATTGACATACGGCGTGACGATATGAGAGTCAGGTTGAACGCCCGGATTTGAGGTGGGATTGTGGGGTACAGAACCTCCCCCAAGGGCAGCGATTCCAACCAACATTAAATGGTGAAGATCGGTGGCATATCCGCAAGCAGTCCAAGTGGTCATAGCCGTACCTGATGCGAGCGCAAGGGCTTTAGGGTTGGTAATCGGTACGCGTATCAAGGCAGTTCCTTCATTAGAGCTATGTAGGTTGATTTATCTACGATACCTGTTTGTGGGCTTCCTTGCCGTTTCTGAAAGGCTTTGAGTGCGCTGATATGGGTAGATGTCCAAGCCGTGTTCTGAGCAACCGCAGGAAGTAAGCCAGCCTTGTATAACGCTTTCTCAACTGCCAATTCTTGCGGAGTCTTACCTTTAAGCGGGAAGTCAGAGGCAGCCCAAGCAGGTGCGGTAAATACAGTTGTCGGCTTAGTGGTGGCAGGGGTTGAGTTGTGAGTAACTGCCATCCCTCCCCCAGTAAGAGCAGTCGCGCCAGCAACGCCACCTGCAACCATCTTGTTTGTGCCTAGAGATGTGGCTGGCTTAAGAGTTGTTTCATATTGAGGGCGAACGATTGCTAGGACATAGAGGTAAGGGCGGTGGCGTAAATAAACTCCGTTGCCGTTAGCCTGTGATGCGGTCAGCGCGTGGTCAGGGCTTGTATTTGCACCAACAGTTGTTATGCCATCTTTAGAAGCATCTACGATAATTTCAATGTGATCGGCTTGTCCATTGCCGTTAAATGAAAAGAAAACTAAATCGCCGGGTCTGCCGTCATATTTATTGACTACGCAACTCTTTTGCTGAAACCAAGCAAGTCCAGCAGGGCAGTAGGCAAAGCCCTTAGTTGTTTGAGCAGCGACTAGATGAGAAAGATTATTTTGCCCGAATACCCAACTGACAAACATCGCACAATAAGGTTCATTGTTCATCCCATACCAAATGCCATAAGGATTGTCGTTATTAGCACCCTCGACAAAGCCCACCTGCTGTTGAGCGGTGTGAACGATGTCTAGTGCGTTTGCCATTTATCCTCCAATAAAAAAGCCCCAACCCCTTCTCCAAGGTTGAGGCTCTTTCGTAATTCTACTACTTAGTGGTTTCAGCCTTAGCAATCTTGTTTCCCTCAGCAACGGCAGCATCAACGGCAGCCTCTACAAGTGGAGCAGGTGCGCCTGTTTTTGCGCTGATTGTGTTCACAAGTGACTTAGGATTTACGCGAGCCAAGATAGGCACTAGCAATCCACCAACGACTGCTTCTGTTGCAAGTTGCTTGAGTGAATCGTGTGGCTTGATTTGATAAGCAGCATAGCCAGCAGCAACAATGCCGTAGCCGTAGTGCTCTAATAAACTTTTTTCCTTAGGCGTTAGGTTCAGCTTGAACTTTGCCATCTTTATCCTTCTTTCCGATGAGGTTACGAACATACTTTTGTGCTTCATAATCAGCATAAGCGGCGTGATGTATTCCACCTGCGCCCCTATGATGCTTAACACAAAGCCACATTAGGTTCTCTGCTGATTCTACCCACTTACCGACTTCATCGGGATTAGATACACCGGGGTAATCAACCTCTAGCCATTTGAGATCAACGCCATTTTGTAGGCTGAACTCAATGTGCGCGTGATGTAGTTCTAGTCCTCCATCGCACTCAGAGAAATCTTGACGATGTCCTCCGACAGCACAGACGGCTGTGGCTTGAGTGGCTTTGCGGTACGCATCAAAATCTCTGTAATGCGGGTCGTTCTCTCTTTCCGGGTGCGCCGGATAGTGAACCACATAATTGTTAGTAATTGCTTGATCGTGTGCATCCATTTATCTTACCTTTAGTCGGGGAAACTATCCTTAGGGTTGAGATAGCGCAGAACCACAGGGATTACCGCAGCAAAGACTGTAGGGATAATGACTGATTTCTTGACTAAATCTGTGTAGTGAAAAGCTAGTTCGAAAACGAGAAAAGACTCAAACCAAGTGCGGAATATCGAGCGTAATCTATTCTGATTTTGCTTTGAGAACTTCAACATCTATTTTTATCTCCTGTTGCTTCTCAATAAGGGTATCAACCTTGTTAATCAGACCTGTCTGACCATCGTTGTAGAGCGCGTACATAATCTTTTGTAAATCTTCACGGATTTCTTCGGTATGTTGCTTGACAAAATGTTTTGCGAAATATCCCAATCCAGCCCCAAGCCCTGCTAAAAGGAAAAAATATGAGTAGGCGATAGTTGCCCAGTCTGTTGCAGTCATAAGTTGCGCCCTTTCGGGTTATTAAGTCAGCGTGATTGTCTTAATTGTACCAGCCGAATTAACAAACTTAAGAGTGCTAGTTGTGGAGTTGTACCACATATCGCCATTGCGATAGTTAGAAGGGTCAGCCGTAACTATTGGCACAGTAAATCTTTGTGCAGTTTCTAACTTACGAATACGCGCATAAATATCATCAAACATATCTTTAAGGTTTGGCGGGAAATTAAGATATGGCATAAGTTCTCAGTTCGTAGTCGTTGTCAGCGTAATTGTAACTAATTCAGGTTGATTGTTTTCGCCTACTTGAATAGCAAATCCTACAATTCGATAGATTGCATCAAGCTGAGAAGTAAAACGATCGTCAAGGATTCTTACGCGCGCATCATCGCCTACCTCGTATGAGCCAAAAATAGGGTCAAGGTTTGGTGGAACGACAATCTTGATTGTGGTTGGCGGGTAGGAAACAACTGCTACTTGCGCCGTTGCTAAGTTAGCCAAAAGGGTAGGGTCAGATACATCGCCATAGTTAGCTTGTTCTTCAAGTAAAGGCCAACCAGCAGCGATCTTACTTCCATCAAATGCGGTGTTAATAAGTCTGCCGGGGTTAGAGCCAGCCCCTAGCGCGTAGAGATAGTTAGCGGCAATCGTTCCATCTTCGGGCCAAGTGTATTCGACCATATTGCCCGGAAGTTCAAAGACTGGCGCAGATGGATTAGTCGCTGAATACTTGCGCCCATAACGCGGATAACCTAAGCGCAGAAGTTTTGCAGGGTTGCCGTTGGAGTCGTAATAGACATACACATTGAAGTCAAAGCCTGTAGATGATTTAGATAGGTCTTGAATAGCCGACATAACGGTTTTGTATTCATAGCCGTAAAAGGTTCGGACAATAGTGACACCTGATGTTTCGCTACCTACGCCTATGCCGATATTGCCGTTAGTCGCTGCTTGGGCATTATTGACGATGGTTTGTACGGCGGTGAGTTGGTCTGTGCCAAAGAAAACAGTATCGGTAGTTATGCGCCTACGCTCGAAATAGGATTCAAATTCTCTTGCGTTCAGGGTGATGGTTTGAGTCTTGGAGTTGTAGGTACGAGTCCATAGAACCCCGCCCCAAACTAGAGTGCCGTCACGATCTACATAGATTGCGGTGCGAGCAGGGATAGTCGCATTGGCAACATTGAGTTGAGCCGCGTTGATACCTGATAACTGCAAGGTCGCGCTGAAAGTTCCAGCAGAATTGAGTTGCTGAGAAAACTGAACGCTTGTAAGCGGTAGCTCAGCAAGTATTGAGTTAGTCAGTAAATCTGCAAACAGGTAACGGTATTGGGTAGCCATACGGCTAGCCTACCAATTACGCGCTAGGAGTAGTTATCTCTACCCAAGCCTTAGTTGTTTCATCCCAAGAATAAGCCTTGTCATTGGTAGGCATTGGAGTAGGGGCTTGCCAAAGATAAGTAGCTTTGTCTAGTTTCCAAGATGGAAAAGGTTGTGGGGCGCTAAATCCTGTGCCATCCCATTTATATCCAATACCAGCATAATTGAAGTTAAGTGCTACGCCATCATCAGGCTTGCCATCTGCTCCATAATGAACGCCACCGCGAGTGTTATATGAAGTCTGAACCCAAGTGCCACCTAGATTGGCTTCGCACCATTCTTTAGTATCGGCAACAATAACTTGAGTTACTGTTCCATCTTCAATTTGAGCATAATGACCCATTATTTTTCCTCTCCATAAAGAAATGTTGAGTTAAGCAATTTAACTTCTCGTTTAGTAACAATTCCACCCTTTTCATCTAATTGTGTTTTTGCAGTAGTTTCATCATCTGCAATAACATGAACCATCATAATAACTTCATAACTAAAGCATTGAGTAGCTTTAGTTTCTTTTATAGGTGTTACTTTTTTCATTTTGCCTTCTCCTTATGCTAAGTATCTGATAATTGTAACGCCTGAACCGCCGTTAAATCCAGTATAAGAACCGCCACCAGTATCTCCACCAGCACCAGCACCAGTATTTGCACCACCAGCAGTATGCCAAGCAGTTCCGCCTGAATTTGGCGTAGTTGATTGTCCACTACCACCACCAGCAAAATAATAAGAACCTGAAACTAATACACCAAGACCTGTGACTGAACCACCTGATATTGCTGATGTAGCACCAGCGCCACCAGCGCTACCTGCAGAGGCATTACCACCAGCAGAGCCAGCACCTCCGCCACCAGCAGGAGAACTAGAATTACCAGTTCCACCATTGTTACCTTGTCCTGTTGTTGCAGTACCACCAGGGAAAACGGCTGGAACGCCGCCACCGCCACCGCCACCGCCTGAACCACCATTTTGACCAATAAGTGAACCTGCACCACCACCGCCGCCACCAACTGAAGCAGTTAATGAACCAAATTGTGA